GGTCCGGACTGTCCATCGGTTCGGGGCTGGGGGCGATGTTAGCGCACCGTCTCCAGCCGGTTGGTCCTCCGCACGGAATATGTATGGGTGATGGGGTCTAGAACGCGGTCACGGCCTCCCAGCGAGCCTCACCGATAGCAGGCACGATGCCGTTGCGGACAGTGTTCAGCAGGTAGCCCTGAGACGCTGTTGCCGGGGGGGAGTAAGAGATTTCCGCATCCAGGATCAGTGATCCACCGGGGCGGCGACCGCTACGGTTAAGGTCGGCAATATCGACGGCGCTCAGCGGAACCTGCCAGATGCTCATATCGGAGAAATTGGCATAAGCCGCCGCCGTGGTCGTGCTGGACGGAGAGCCCTCGCCGCGCGCACCAAAGTAAAATTCGGGGGCGATATTGGCCACGCTCGTGACCACTCCCGACGCGCTCAAGGCCCCGTCGATGTAGAAAGAAGCCGTGGAGGTCAGGTGATTGAAAGTGACGACCAGATCGTGAGGTGTCGTGTCGGACGTCGGGTTTACGGCTGAGGCAGAGCCCACCGCCCCAACCGTGTCGGCCATTTCATAGACGCTCGACGGGTTGCGAATTCTGAGCGGCGTCGATCCTACCGCGCCGAAGATGTACGCAACGAGGAAGGCGCGGGCCGTGGTGAGGCTTGCATCACCCTTTACCCGAGCCCGCATCGTGAACGACCGCACGTTAGCCTGAAGGCCGGTCGTGCTGTTGATCCGAATGCCAGCGCCCGAGGTGTCGCCCGGCTTTACGCGCCACGCCGCCGCAACGCGGTCTGAACGGATGCTTTCGGTGATAGCGTTCAGGAACAGCCCAAGGTCAATGCTGGTGTAACCCCCAGATTGCCCCGCGTCGGTCCAGTGCAGGCCATCTAGGCTAAACGTCGTACCGCCGATGAGGCCGCCAGAACCGTTGTCGAAAAGCGTCATATGGTCGGTGCGGGCCACGCCAAGACGGTCTAGCTGGCGGTTGAAGTCCAACGCCGCACGATACTGCGCCGCCGTGTAGCTGTTGTACGTATAGGCCCCGCGAATGATCGGCATCGCGCCGATGCTGCGGCAAAGACCAATCAACGTGATTGTGTTTTTCAGGCAGAGGGCGAAATCTAGGCCATCATTGAGCGGGTGCGTGCAGAGCAAGACATGTGACGGGCGATGGATCGCAACGTCGGTGTAGAACCGCGAGATCGAAGACGCCGTGCCGCTCCCGCTGACCGACCGATTGATGACCGACCACGATGAGTCAATCGCCTCTAGCGCCGTAGTGAGCAGCCCCGCCCAAGACGTTGAAGGCGAGGCCCACGTCGGGGAGCTTGGGTCTGCCGTATAGGTGGACGCGCCCATGCCTGCACCATTGGACGAGCCCAGAATGACGAGGGTTTTGGGGAGAGGAACAAGCCCGCCGCCCGCGGCTGCTAGTTCGGTCGGGTTCAAAATACCCATGTCAGTTGCTCCGAGCGCTGGTCAGTGGTTGACCGTTGATGGCGGAATAGAGAACCGCGCCGTTGATGGCCGAGCGCAGGACGTTGCCCCCCCCACCCGTTGAGAGGGTGGCAGCGGCAAGACGACGAGCCCAGCGGTCGCGGGAGCGGGTCATCGCAGCGGCGACACCCAAGTCCAGCATGGTGTAGGCGTAAGCCGCCAAGCCTCTATCGCGGGAAATCCTCATGCGCCGTGGCACTCCAGACCGCCAACAGGCGGATGTTTCGTGCCGTCAGGATAAGGCGCTGCGAGAAGGCCTCAGGCGCGCGCTTGGGGGTTGAGCGCAGATGCGATATGATGGCCGTTAATGACAAAGCCGCCGCCGATCACCGACGCTGAATTTGAGGTCATTGACGGGCCAATCCGGCCGGGAGACTCCCACCCCGTGCGCCGGGAATGGATCTTCACCGGCCGTCAGGATCGCAATGGCCGGAGCCTTTGGTATCGACCTCCACGCCTCACGCGGTGGCAACTCTTCCTCGCGATCATCCTACTGTTCCCGCTGACAGCATTTGCCATCACCGTGGCCTATAGGGTTTCCGACTATCTGTTGCCCTGAGTGGCGTTTACAGCCCCAGACTGAGCCGCCGTCGCGGTTCCGCCGCGTAACGTTTCAGCCAATAACTGGCGCTTCTGCGCTTCGGTCAGGCGCTTAACGACGTCGGGCAGAGCCGCCTGATCCATGTTGGTCAGGATTGACGCGAGCGCCTCCGAGGTAGGTTCGCTCATCTTCGACGGGCCACCGATGCGGCCCAGCGCGCGGATTAGGCCCATGACGTTGCCGGTCTTGGCGTCTACCCCGCCCTGAATGAGCGTTTCAACGGGGCTTTCGTCATTGTCTGCGGCCTGCAGAAGCTGTTTCGCCGTCGTGGAGTTGCCGAGAACCGCACCCTTAGTCTGGAACATAGTCTGCTCCTTGACCAACATATCAGCAAACTCTGCAAACTTCTCGCGGCTGGGGAACAGCTCCTTGAACAGTTCAAGCTGATTGGGTTTCAGAATGCCAGCCTTGCGCGCCGCGTCATAGGTCACATCGGTGTTGCCGAGCTTATCCTTAAGGCCCTGCAGCGCGCCGACGCGGTACATCTCGCGCTCGCTCTCAGTCAGGTCCGCGATGGCCTTGGACACGACCGGCGCGTCTTCCGAGAACACCGAACGACCGGCTTCAACCGCATCCTTCATGGCAGTCGGGCCGGCGAAGGCTTCACGGGCGACCTTGTAGTCCGGGTTCAGCTCGTCAAGGCGGTTCACAAAGCGCTTGAGAAAGCCCTTCGTCGCGCCTTGGCTGTTGGCCCCGATGCCTTCGACCTTCGCCTCTTTGACCAGATCGTCCAGACCCTGTTTCATCAGATCCAGCGTGCGCCAGTCGAGGAAGTCTGGAACCTTGTCGGGAAGGGGCATGATCACTTCGCCCTCAACGCCAGGAACGGTGACGAACTCCTTTTCGCTGATCGCCTTGGCACGGTTGTAGGCGTCCTTGAAGATCGGCGCGGCCGAGAAGGCGTTAAGCTCCCTCGCGTCAACCGGAGCGGCTTCACGCATTTTGGCATAGGCGGGATCAGCCGCTGCCTTTCGGGCCGCAAGCTGGGTGTCGATCTCGTCGTAATACTGCTTGCCGGGAACGCCCAATCCTTCAGCGGCTTGATCCATGATCCGGCCAGACGATGGGCGAATAGTGAACTCGCCGCCCTCCAGTTGTCCTTGCTGGCGAAGGTTGAGGGCCTTGCGGGCGATGTCCTCTGCACCAGACGGCCGGTTCGTGGCGTCACGCAGAAGATTGCGCATGGCGTCGCCGCTATCGGCCACCATGCCGCGAGGGCCAAGACCCGAAACCACCTCGCCAAGCTGCTCCGGCGTCTGGCGCTGGCGGGTCATGCTGCGAGCGATGCGCAGATAGGCGTCATCCTCCGCACTGGCCGGAACGCTGGTTACCGGAACTTGTTGGCGCGAGGCGAGGATTTCAGCGAGGTCGAGAGGGGCCGCGCCAGGTGTTGCGGGAACGTCTGTGGTCCCCTTCAGCGCCTGCGCCAAGGCTTCCGCTTCGGTTTGAGGAACCGACACGGGCTTACGAGCGCCGCGAACCATGTCCACAACCTTGCCGCCCGTGCCTTTCCAAGCCGCGCCAATGCCCGCTAGAGCCGCCGGAGCCACTGCACCTGCAGCCGAGCCGACAAGACCCCCCTCCATAGCTCCCTGGAGCCGGGACGGGTCAGAAACCCCGCCATCGCCCGACGCGTAGCCCTGCGCCCCGCCGACACCCGCGCCTTCAAGAGCACCAACGGCCATACGTGGGATCAGACCGGCCTCGACAGGAAGCGCAGCCGAACCTGCAGCAAGGGCGGGAATGGCCGCGATGGAGCCACCCACCGTCCCGATGCCCTGCAGCACCTTGGACTCGGTAGGGTTGGCCGCGTCGAACTGGTCATCGCGAAAACGCTGCAGGTTCATGGCGGCGTCGAAGCGGTCGCCGAAGTCTCCCGCCCCGCTGATTTCCTTGCGGGGGTCATAGCCCATCAGCACCTGCGCCAGCTTGGGCGCATTGCGCAGCATGGGTTCCAGGGCCGGAGAAATACCCGCCGCGAGCGCCGCGTTACCTTCGTCGGCCAGAGCGCCAAGGATCGGCACGCCGCGCGCCATTGCGCTGACCCGATTGTCCACCCCTTGAGCAACATCCTCAAAGGTCGGAGCGCCCTTCATCTCGGGACGGGGCTGAGAGATATCCGGCAACGGCTGGGCCTGCACCGGAATGGGCGCTTGCGGCTGCTGGATCTGCGGCGCATCGGCAGCAGGCCCCATCGGAGCCTGCTGCGAAGACCGCGCGACGGGTTGTTCTGGCTGTCCGATCAGTGCCATCAGCTCTGCGTCGGAGAGCTTCGAATAGTCTTGGCCGGTCATCGGATCAGTCCCCGCCTGCGAGCTTCAGCGATAGCAGCCTCACGGCTTCCGGCCGGGCCAGCGACGGCGGCAGGATTGGGCGGCGGCGGTTGATTGACACCCTGCGGCTTGCCATTCCAGCCGAACGCATCGGCCGTTTCAGACGGCAGGACGTACTCAAACGCGCCGGGGCCGTAGCTCTTCTCAGAAATCGACTTGTAGCCCTGCACGCGCTGGCCGTAGACGTCGTTCATGCTGCGATAGAGGCTGTCGGCGGTCTGCTTGATCTTGGACCGGATTTCCGGGGTGAACTGACCCTTGGACTGCGCGTAGCCCAGCCAGCCGCCCAGCGTGCCCTCGACGCCGTTCGCCTTCAATTGCAGGGCCACGTCACCCTCACGCACAACGCCTTCGTCAATCATGCGCTGCAGGCCGTTAATGATCGCAATGTCGCCCGCGCCGTTCTGCTGGCTGTAGCCCGTGTTGACGGTCTCATAGTTGCGGCGCAGCTTAGTGGCGTCCTGCAGCATGGTTTGCAGTTCCCCGCGAAGGCTCGCCGTGCCCTCGATGATGGCCTTGGGGCTGCGAGGATCGACAGGACCGCCCTGGATGGCCTGATACTGAGGCTGACCACCTTGACCGGCGGAAAGCTGGTAGCCTGCGGGCGGGGCCTGAACACGGGTCGGATCGGCCGGGCCACCAGCAATGGGCGAATAGCCGTTCGGCCCGGCGTTGTAGCCCTGCGGAGGCGCAAACGGGGCTTCCTTGAGGTTACCGTAGGGGTCGCGCTGGACATAGGCCCCCTGCGGCGCAGTCGGCAGACCGCTCTGCTGCGCCGTCATGGTCTGCGTCATCGCCTCGCGCGGAACCGGGATCATGACCGGCTGTCCGCCCTGCCCTGGAACTTCCGAGACGTAAAACTGCACGCCGTTCATATCGACGATCTTCGCCGGAGCCGGTTCGGCCATCTTGGCCTGCAGCTTGCGGGCCTCGGCCACACCCTGCTCACGGGTGCGCGGGTCGCTCAATAGGCCTTCAACCCAATCAACCTGCTGATTGGTAGGCTTCCACGTCGGCCATGCGTTAGCGCCCGCTGCGGCGGCTTGGGGAGGACTTGCCACAGCGGGCGCCGCTCCACCCCCGGAGGGACCAGCGGGGGCAGAAGGTTGGGCCGGAGCCATCTGGTCAGGCGGTGCGCCTTGGCCGCCAAGCATCGCTGCCTGATCTTGCGCGCCGGCCATTTGTTGGGGCTGGACACGGCCCATGACCGCCTGAACGTGAGCGCGGGTCTTCGGACCCCAGAGCGCCTCGTTCGGGCCACCGTGGTAGTAAGCCAGCGCCTTCTCAGGATCACCGCCGTACTTCTGCAGGCCTTCGTCGAAGTAGGCCCGGCCAAGCTTTTCCTGATAGGCCGCAGCCTCAGGGGTCGCCGCCGTCATCAGTTGCGGGTTCCACGGCAGACCAAGCTTTTCAGCCATGGCTTGCGCCGTGTCGGGCAGCATCTGGGTCAAGCCTTGCGCCTGGCCATACTGCGTTTGCGGCCCCAGAACGCCAGGTCGCCCACCCGACTCCTGCTGGATGGCCGCATTCCAGATCGGGTCAATTCCACCGGGGGCTTGAGCTTGTTGCTGCGGCTGCACGCTCGGGAGCGCCGCTTGCGGTTGAACTTGCGGCAGCGCGGGGGGCGGAGCCGGAATGGCCGGAGTAGCTGGAACGATAGGCGCAGCCGGTTCAGGAGGCTTGGGCCGCAGCGCTGCGATCAGCGAAGCGTTCTCATTGTCCTGATCGGCCTTCAGCGCCGAAACCGCTTGGCCCTCGGCCTTGTTGGCGCTGCGCTGCAGGATCGCCGTCGCCAGAAGCTTGGCCGCAAGCTCTCCACCAGAACGGATGTTCTCACCGCCTGTCGCGTTCATCTGGCGAAGGGCGTCCGTCAGGTACTGCGAACGGCGCAGCGAGGTCTGGGTTTGAGGCCCATATCGAAGCGCTGCGGCGATGTTGTTTGGAACGGCGGGCGCGGCCATTAGCGCTTTGCTCCCAAGTCAAACAGGCCAGCAACCCGCGAAGGTGTAGCCATGACGTTCTGACCCGCCTGCTTGAGGTTGCGGACAACCCCACCCTTTCCGGCCTTAAGCTGTTCAGCCAGGATTGCGGGATCAATCGGCGCTTGCTGAGTCGCAGGAGCCGCTTGCATCGACTGCAGGGCTTGCGACAGGTAGGGGCTGCTCATCAGAGCGCCCCGTAGTTGACTGCCATCATGCCGCCAGCATCGACGATCGCCGCTGGGTTAACGGCCGCCACCTCTTGCGCGAGGACACCAACCCGCGACCCGCCACCCCAGACGTATTCATACGAATAGAGGCCGATCCCCGGCTTCAGCGTGCCGACGCGGCGGATGTTCTTTTTGACCCGGACGTCGGACGCCATGATCGCCGCAGATCCGAGCGAGAAGAGGCCACTAGCCAGACCGGACTGTTGCTGAGCCGCGCGGTTCGCCGCCGCCTGTTGAGCCTGCGACTGCAGCGCATAGGCCCCCGTCACGTCCGTCTGACCAACCTGCGACGGGGTGTATTGGATACCCTGCGGCATGGCGACCTGACCCGACGACATCAGCGAGTTAAACTGATTGAGCGGCTGGTTCTGGACGTAGGCGCGCTCTTGCAAGCCCTGATTGCGAGCCGTGTTCGCCAGTTGCGCTTGAGCCTGCGCGTTCTGGTTCTGCATCTGAGCGTTGGCGAGGCTCTGCGAAAAACCCTGATTTTGGGCGTCGTTGGCGAACTGCGCCATGCCTTGGTTCTGGGTGTAGTCCTGACCAGAGGTAGCGTTGCTGAAAGCCGCCGCGCCCTGGTTCTGGGCGTACTGCTGACCCGCCGCTTCGTTGGCGAACTGGCCTTGTGCCTGCTGGCGCGCAAACTGCTGCTGGGCCGCGTCGTTACCGGCCGCGATCGACGAATATTGCGCCTGATTGTAGGCGTCGTTCTTCGCCTGCCCGAACATGTCCTGCTGAGCGGCATAGGCGGTCGAGTTGGCGCCCAAGCCCTGATTGGCAAGCTTGGTGTCAAGCTGGTCACTGGCCCGCGACCATTGTGGATCAAGGCGAGAGGTCGCCTGACCATATGTCGCGTTCTGCGCCTCCCGACGCGCCGCCTCCAGATCCCCGCCGATCTGACCTTGCACCGCCTGACCTTGGTCGAAGCTATATTGCAGGGGTTGGCCGGGGTTGAAGCTGTTTTGGATAGCCCCGCCTTGCGCCTGCTGGGTCTGATAGGAGCCCTGCAGAGCCGGGAGGCCATCGGTATTGAGTGGCTGGCCCAGAGCATCGCCCACGCGGCCAAGCTGCGTCTGCGCCAAGGTCAGCGCCTGGTTCTGCGCGCCCTTGGACAGGTCGTAGGTCTGCTGTTCCGGCTGAGAAAGCTGGGTGTATTGGGTGTAGCCGCCCGGCTGGGTCGGATCGGCGCGATAACCAACCGTCCCCGTTGGGCCAGTTGACCCTACCATGTTGAGCTTTTGCTGCGCTTCGGCCGAAGCGATATTCGCCGCCGACTGAGCGCCAGCAACTACGGTCGGATCAGGCGCGGCCGGTTGGCTGCTGCTGCCCTTTTTCGCCATGCCTCAGACTCCCCACACGAAGCGGAGGAACGTCTTTGCGGCGGTCAATGTTGAACGGGCTGCGAGCCCATTCTTTTGCGAGGAGACCATAAACGACCGCATCATCATTCCCGAAACCACGGCGTAAAACGCCCTCTCGACGAAAGCCGAGCTTTTCCAGAAACTGCCGAGTGCTGGTCGCCTTACGCGGTGTCGCGGCTGTTACTCGATGACAGGATAACTGCACCAAAGGATACCTCAGGAGCCCGCTTATGATGGCCCTTGACAGGTACCTTGGATGGTCGCAGGCGAACGATATTTCGATCCCCCGGAACCGCTCCTGATAGCCATGATAGACGGCTGCGGCTCCTAGCTTTCCGTCGTCGTCCATCACACCGATCGCCGTCATGGGGCCGAAATTGTCCGCCGTCTCGACGTGAGGGATGCGGCTTGCCGCCCAACTGGACACCAGCACATCGTGACCGAATACGAGCCTCATAGTTGCCCTCCCGGAAGGAACATCAGGTCAAAACCGATCAGCTCAACATCGACGTCAAGGGGAAGGTTCGGGCGCGTGATCAGGTAATCGCCTGCAACTTCGGTAATCACCAGATCGCCGGTCGGATCGACAGCAACCCGGTCAACGTCTTCCGAGCCTTGAATAACAACCCGCATCCGGGGTGTTCCGACGTAGCCAACGCCCGTCGCGCCGGTCCAGTCGTAGCGGATGCCATCCATGTCAGCGGCCGAGACGTCAGACGGCACAATGACGGTCGGAACGGCAGTTGGAATAGCCTCGCGGTAGTCCGTCAGAATTTCCAGCGCCGGGCGGATCGAGGCCGGGGACTTGATCAGCGGCCGGATCATCGTGAACTGCTTTTGCGTCGCAGATCCAAAGCTTGAGAAGGCCGGTTTGACATCTGCAACGATGGTCTCGCCGTTGTCCGACGCCCCGAGGTCCCACTGATAAACGCCATCGGACGCGCCGTAATAGATGGCGTTGTTCGCCACTTCCCAGCAGAAGGCGTTCAGGCCCGTGAACCTGCACCATGCGCCGGTCTGGATGGACTGGACGTACTGCACCGCCGTGGAAAACTCGGCAGTGGGAATGTTGAAGATCGCCAGCGATCCCCGCCCCGAATAGAGCGTACCCGACCAGCCATAGAACGAGCCATAGTCCCCCGCCGACTTGGCAAAGGCTGTGGCGATCTTGGCCGTTAGAGCGATCTTCTTGGCTTCCTCGCGGTTCTTGTTCAGGGCCTGCGAGAGCGGAATAACCCCGTCCTCAGTGATCACGGCGAGGTCAGAGCCCCACTTGATCAGGCAGTTATCCCCGACAGGTCTGGCGATGTCATAGACGCCAACCAGAGACCAGTTATTCGCGTCAGACGGGTCAATGCCCTGCCACACCGCCAACTGGCCCTCAGACGTGACGAAAACCGCCATATCATCCATACCCTGACCCGCATCGAGGGACCACGTTCCTTGCGCGACAAGTTGACCGCCCTTGGGGAAGATCGGGCCTAGATCCAGCAGGCTCGCAGCGCCCTGAATGGCGACCACGGCCAGGTACCAGACGAACATCGTGCCCTTCTCGATGAAGAACAAGCGGCGCTTGTGGGTCATCACGCGATTGAGGTTGGATGGGGTCAGCGTGATCGACCCACCCGCCGCAGTCCCCGTGATCGTCAGGTCCGCAAACGCGGTTCCGTTGTAGTAGAGCGGCACGTCGAAACCGTTGACGCAGATGGCAAAGGCCCCTGCATCGTTGGCGAAGTTGGTCGATTGCCAGCGGGCAGATAGGGCGCTTGAGTGGACCGCCGACGTTAAAGCGCCGGCCGTCGTCACGTCGTAGATAAACGCCCCGGAACAGGCGAAAAGCTTGTCCCCGTTCGCATCACCCCGCCACGCGATCATGGACTCGACTTGACCGGTCCCGGTAACGTGCTGGGTCGAACCCCGGCGGATTTCAATCGAGGCGGCGCGCGGTATCCAGTTGTCCAGGATAATCGCGTTCTGTTTTGGCATGTTTGCCAGCGGGCTTTCGGTATCCCACCCGCCGACAGGAGCCGGAACCGTGCGAGATACCGCGACCTGACCGCGCGTGGCGCGCTGAGCGACCGCGCGCCTCATTTAGCAGCCCAGCCGGTGTCGAGCCCGTCATCAGCCTCTTTGACGTAGAGCGTCGTTCCTACTCCGCCGTCTGTCCGGGTGTAGAGCGTGCCGATGTCAGCCACCACAACGCCCTCAGGATCACCCACACCTGAGAGCGGCGCGCGAGCGTCCAGCGCCTGCAGATAGGTCAGAAGCGACTGCCTGCGCTGCTCTGGGCTTTGGGCGATGGGAAGAAGAATATCCATCAGAGGCCAAACCCGCCGTCCGGGATGTTCACGCCCAGGAAATTGGCGTTCGGGTCGCGGCCGGTGATGTTGAGCGCGCGAGCCCCGCCGTCGCGGCCGAGAGACTTAGCGACGTCGCGCTGATAGTCCTCGAAATCTTCCGCGTAGCTGAGGCCCTTGGCGTGCTTCCACATCCACTGAAGGCCGAGCTTCAGCAGTTCCTCATCCAGATAGGTCCCGTCGTCGTCAGAGGTGAACGCGGGCTTGCCCTGACCGGCCGACGACTGCGCCCAGTTCTTGCTGACATACTCGTAGGCGATCTCGTCAGAAGCCGGAGGCGTCGGCGTGATCAGAACCTCACCGCCACGCTTGCGGAAGGCCAGATAAATCCGGTTATAGGCCGGGAAGGTCTGGATCTGCTGCCATTCCTGCGGCGTGATCGGGCCGATGATCTTCCGCATTTGCGTGCGGTTGAAAAAGCTGTCGTCGATGAACCTGTCCAGATCGGGCGGGATAGGCGTGTTGGTCTGAACTGCCGTAGCCGTGGTCAGGAACGGCCACTCAGCCGTCAGAGCCTGCCAGTCGCCCTCCTGCGCCAGCTTGAGGCCAGCTTTGTTCAGGAGCGAGAAAAGCTGCCTCACTTGCTGGTCTGTCGAGGTCACGACAACGCTCGGCCGCGTCAAACCGACACGGTCGCAAACGTCAGAGATGATCGACAGAACGGTCATGGTCAGTCAGCCTTCGGAGCGGTGGCGTCTTCCAGAAGCTTGGTCAGGGTCTCGACGCCGTTCTTGTGGTGGAACTTGATCCCGAGGGCCTTCAGGTCCGCCTGCAGCGCGGCCTTCTTCTCCGCGTCTGGGTCTTCGGCCTCCGACAGCGAGCCGCCCAGCTTGCCGTCTCCGTCGAGATCGGGCGGGATGATGACTTCAGCTACCGGTTCTGGTTCAAGTTCAGGTTCGGGAGCAACCGGCTCTGGCGCCACATCGGACAGTTGGAACTCGCGCCATGCTCCAACGTGGTTCTCGCGGTCCAGGTCAGTTGCGGGGCGCGGGCCGATGATGCTCCCACCGTCGATCACGAACGTGAACAGCACCTCACCATCCACGCGCTCGAAACGCGGGCCGGGGATGGGCCGAGCGTTGCGCTCAAGGCCAGTCATCGCGCCGCACCCGCATTCTGGGCCAGCAGAGCGTCAAGACGAGCCGACAGATCAGCCTGGTTCTTTTCCATGGCGTCAATCTTCTCACGCTGCGCAGCGTTCTCAGCCGCGAGCGCTTCCATCGGCGCGTTGCCTTGCACGGCCTGCAGATGTCGGATGGCGCGCTGGCGCAGCTCGAAACCGCCCATCGACACCGAACGGGTCAAGAGATCGTCGGGAAGGCCCGCCAGTTGCTCCACCGTCTTGACGTTGGCGAAGCGCAATTCCTCCACCTGAGAGCGGCCAATAGCGGCCCATTCGCTCAAGGGCGTGCCTTCGGTCGGAGCTTCCTGATTGGCCTTCCACGCGGCGTAGTGGCGTGGCCAGCGAGCGCGATGTTCGTCCGTCACCTCGCCGTCCCATTCGGTCTTGCGGTCGCCGGGAACGCGGATCAGGACGAACTCCTTGTCCTCGTAAACCGGTGTACCCTTGGCCTCGCTCTTGAAGCCGTTCTTGACCGGCTGCATGCGAAACTCAGGGATGGCGCTATCGTGGCCGTTCGGGGTCGGTACGGAAAAGTCGGGGGTCGCGTCGGTCATGGTTGTCTCCTGAAAACCTTGTCGAGGCCGATGCGATCGACCTCCTGATAGCCAAGCCCGGCAAGGAACGTCTGCAGGGCGTTCGGGGGGGTGTTGAAGAACTGTGCGCCAAGGCCCTTGTCCTCGACGCAGATGACGGGCGAGAAGGTCTCGATGGTCTTGATCGCGCCTTTGAGCGCCGCCAGTTCCGAGCCCTCGATGTCCAGCCAGATCGCGTCACAGGCCGAAAGGTCAAAGTCGTCAATCGTCAGGACAGGGATCGAACCGCCATGCTCGATGCGTTGGGCTCCGCAGTTATTGGCGGACACCTCGACGACTTCGCAGCCGCCCTGCTTTTCGCCCAGAGCGGCGTTTGAGACATGAACCCGGTTGAGGCTGTCGCGAGCCTTGAGGTTCAGCGCCAGGCACTGCGCATTGACCGGATCAGGCTCGAAAGCGAACACCGCGTGAAAGTGATCAGCGAGAGCCAGCGGATAGACGCCGACATTCGCGCCGGCCTGCACGATCAGCTCGCGACCGGGAACGTGGGTTAGCAGCTTGCGAACCGCCTCATCCACGTCCCGGATAATGACGTGCCGACCGCTGATCTCACCCTCTGGCCACCAAATCCCGTCCTGCTGAGCGATCATGACGCGCTCCGCAGGGTCTTGGCGATGTCGGGCAGGAGCCCCCGACCATGCACGAAAAGGCGGACGCCCTCGCGCTCCAGATCGGTCCAATGCCAGCGGAACTCGTTCGCCTGCCGGATCATCCAGCGAGCGCAGGAATAGACCTTGTCGCGCATCTGGACGGTGATGCGCTGTTCTGCGTCGTTCATAGGCTGGGGATAGGCGTGGTGTTGGTCGCCATCATAGGAACTATCGAGACCATAGACGTGGACCGTCTTGAAACCCGACAGGGCCAACAGCCACAGGGCGCGAAGACCCACCGTTCCGCCACCTGGGACAAGGACGCACGGGCGGGCGTTCGGACCCTCCCACCACGGCTGCAGGATTTCCCGCAGCACCTCGTTGTCGCCGAAGCCGTTATGCCACAGGACCACATCCTTACCGTCCAGCGCATCGAACACGGCCGGATGACACTGGCTGGCGATGAAGTAACGGGTGGTTTCGGGCGCCCCATCAACGAACGCGGCGTTTTCCGCTCTGGCGTCCAGCATGACGTGAGCGTCGGGTGTGATCCCGTTCTCAACCAGAAACCGCCACGCATTGTTGACGCTGACGATGCTGGCGCCACGCGCCTTGTGCGCCTTGATCTGGGCGACGTTGTCCCGCATCGACGGTGCGCCGCCGACCAGAACCGCGATCTTCTTGACGGGTCCAAAGCCGGTGAACCACGGCAGATCACGCTGCACATTGGCGCGGACGTTGTCATAGATCGCGTCGTGACTGACATTGACCCCGGAAAGCTCGGGAATGGCCGTGAAGCCGCCGATCTTCCAGACATCAGGAACCCAGCCGTCCTTCACGTCGCAAGGCTTGGGCTCGCCGTGGAAGATGACCGCCTTGGACCCGGCCGGGGGCCAGATGGTCGCCGAACCGCGATAGGAGACGCACCACTCCTCTGGCAGATAATCCCACCCGCCGATCTGGGTCAGCCACTCCTGATCGCCGCCGTTGGGAGTTCCTGACGGCAGGGCATGGCGGGGAACGATGGAGCCCGGCGCGGTCATCACACCGGGGTTGAACCGGTCCCACGCCTCGCGGTGTTCGCCATGATCCCAGACCATGACGGACGAATTATAAGTCGGCCACGACCAGTCCTTGATGATGCCCTTGTGCTCAGTCAGATCCTCCAGACGGCCCGTGATACAGACATCAAGGTCGAAGTAGATGATCCGATCGCCATCCTCCCACGGCATGGCCGGGGAGAACAGTTGCACCTTAGCCCACCAGCTCGGCGGGATGGAGGGATCGGCGGGGATGTAGCCCACCCCCTCGGGAAGCTCGTCAGGCGCGTCCGTGATGGCCTCAATGGTGAACTCATCAAGGTTGCAGGCGTTGCGGGCGATCATGCCAGCCAGGATCGCGACGTATTCGGCCGGGTAGCGCGGGCCGACGCGGACACAGACGAAGCGGATCACTGCGCAATATCCGTGATGCTGGCGCGCAAGGCGTCGTCTAGGCGCTTGGTTATGGCCTTGTAGACGTCGCCAACATCCATCCCGAGATACTCCGGGTATCGCCTTGCAAGGGCATGCAGGGCTGAGAAAGCGGCGAGGTAGGCTTCATAGCTGCCCGGCGAGCCAGCGGCCTGAACGAAGACCTCCAAACGCTGCTCACGGTCCAGGGGCGCGCTCATTGCATCCGCCCCGGCAGGATCAGTCCCGGCGTGCCGACCAACTTCGTCTTGCGCTGCTGGCCCTCAAAGAACTGCTTGGCCGCACCCATCATCAGCCCCGCTTCCTGCGCCGTCGTCGGACGCGGCATGGCGTTAGGCGGGAGGAGCTTCAGACCGTGCTTGGCGATACCCTGCGAGAAGGCGCGGATAGCCGTGCGGGCCATGTCCAGCATTCCGGCTTGTTCGTCGGCGCTGTAGGCTTCCCAGACAGCCTGAGAGGCCTCCGGCGTGTCCTCGGCCGCGAACATGGCTAGGGCCACTTCGGTAACGAGGGTTTCGGGGTCGAAATCCGACCCTGATTGCGTGCTCATCTCGTGCCTCCCCAGGCCTGACGTGAGCCAACATCATCACCCCACCACAAACCGCCTCAGGAGCGCGCGCGAAAAAGGGCGACCCGTGAGAGCCGCCCTTCCCGTCTATTTGGGGTCGATCCGCCTTAGTTGATGGCGGTGCGCTTTGCCCAAAAGCTTTGACCGACAGCAACGCCGCCGGTGGTGTCAACCGACCAGCCAGCCGAACCGGAGTCCGACGAAGCCGAGCCAGCCGCACCGATCTTGATGGTGTCAGCCGAGCCCAGAGCTTCCGATGCGCGGACGTAGATGTGGCGACGACCATCGGTCGCATCCACAGCGGTCAGCAGCTTGAAAGCTTGGGTCGAGGACTTGGCATCCAGATCGACGCCAAGGGTGGGGGTGGTCGCAAAGACGACCGCAGAAGTCGAAGCCACGATGGCCTCCTTTTATCGAGGGTTGGGGACGGCGTGATTGCCGCCCCCCTTGGCGTCGTCAGGCTTTCAGCACGCCCTGAAGCTGCAGGTTCGAAGCGGTCATGTTGCCCATGAAGATGATGAGCTTGACCATCGCGTCCTGATTGATCGAGTTCACGGTCTCCAGGGGGACCATGTTTCGGTCGCGGTGCGGCTGCCAATAGAGATAATCGGTGTTAAGAAAATACATGTGGTTCGCCGGGCAACCGCCGCCGATGCCGCCGTCAAACACGACGTCGGCGCCCATGTATTTGATGGTCTGGAAGCCGGCCTGACCCATCTCGTCGGAGGTGATCCGCTGGATGTCCTGCAGGCTTTGCAGATAGAAGTTGTAGTAGTTCGTATCAGCGATGATCAGATCGACCTTGTCGGTCTGGCGGGCGGTGCGCTGGTACAGAACATTCATGTACTTCTTGATGTTCGTAGCCGACACAGCCGAGCCGCCGTCGCTGGCGCCGCTGTAGTACTGGTTGCGCCAGAAGCTGTAGGAGGCGCGGTTGATGCCCCCCACGGTGCCGGAGGTCGGGGTGTCAGCCACCAGCAGTTGGAGGCCGCCAATCTGCTTGCCCGAAGAGGCGGTGCCGTCAGAATACATGTCTTGCGACAGGTTGTTCTGCATGGTCTTTTCGGCGACTTCGATCCGCGTTTCCAGCAGGTCGATGATCGCGTCGGCGCCACTGTTCTGGGCTTGCTCCAGGCCCGACATGGTCACAGAAACCGAGGCCTGCTTCCAGTCGAACTCAGCCGCCGAAATCACATCGGACGGAGAGGTGTTCAAAAGCTCGTAGCCCGAGTATCTGGTGTAGGTCGAGTTTTCCGAGTACGCGAGTTCGCGCACGATGGTGCGACCGCCGCTGACGGGCTTGACCTTGCCGCGCTTGCTCATGCGATAGAGCAGCGCGTTGTTCTTGGACATGTTGTCGGCGACGACGCCCGAACGGTTGCGCAGGGTCGTGGTGACGATTTCGGTAAGGCCGGGACTGGCCATGGTGGGTGTCTCTTTCTAGAGCCTGACGCCGGCCTCTTGGGCGGACGCGAGAAGCTCTTCGCGAAGGGAGGGACGCGGACCTGCGTTCACCGGGCCTGCGCCGGGTGTCGGAGATCCAGTGACAGACCCTGAAGCGTTCTTGGCTTCCTTGGCTTTCGCGCGCGCTGCGTCTTCCGATGCCTTCTTGGCCGCTGCCGCCGTTTGTTCCTGCAAGAGCAGGGGGCGGATTTCCGGCGAGGCCCAGACAGCTTGTTCGTAGGCTTCCTGAAGGGTTTTGGCCCTACCGGAACCAAGCCGTTCGGCAACATCGTCCTTCACGTTGTCGAAGTAGATGTTCTCGGGCTTGGATGCGAACTCGTTAATCTGGGCTTGTGCCGAGGCCATCTGGGCGTCGGTTTGGCTTTGCGTCTGCTGCGCCAACGTGTCTTCAAAGGTCTTGATACGATCGAGAGCCTGCTGCAGCATCGGGTCCACCTGAGGCGCGGGCGCCATGGCGGGTTGTCCGGCTTGACCGACAAGCGTCGTTAGATCCACGCCATACGACTGCGCCAGATAGAGGATGCCTTGGGCTGGCGTCTCGCGAAGGACCTTCTCCGCAGCAACCAGTCGTGTCAGGGCCTGGTGGTCATCCAGTCCCTGCACGGCCCAAGCGTCCTTATGAGGCGCTATGATTTCGTCCAGGCGGTTGAGCCGTGCGGCTTTCGTGTCCCACTGGGCCTTTGCCGTGTTCACGTCCTCATCCCGCTTCGTGAACGCTTCGCGCCACTCGGGGGACAGTTCCTTGAACTTGGCTTTCAGGGCTGCGGGCAACGATGGCGGGACGCGAATGGGCTCCTCGGAGGGAGGGTTCGCTTCCGCCGCCGTAGCGGGCTCGGAAATGGGTTCGGCGGGGGCATCGCCCGCCTTGGGGGCAAATCGGCCGCTCTCGTCGCGATCGCGCGCGCCAAGGGGCTTCTCCGCAGGGTCTTGGGCCTCAGGCTCAGCCGGGGTCGCTTCAGCCACCACGGGTGGCTCTGGCGAGGCAGCGACAGGCGCAGGCTCATCACCACCAGCCATGGCGGCAGTCAATTGTTCTCGCAGGCTCAGTTCGGTCATGGCTGGTCCCTCAGCTTGACAGTTGTTGGATGGCTTTTTTGATGTCGTGACCGGCGCGAGGCAGAGGCGCGGCTTTCGGCGGGTCGAGGCGATCGTTCCCCACGATCCGGCAACCCTTGGCGTGAACCCCGTTCCGGTAGGCTGACTTGCTGTCGTACATCTTGCCGTCAGCCATCGAGCGGATAGGGCTCATGGTGTCGGACAGGATCATCGGCGCACCGAGAGGGGAGCGCTTGCACTCCTCTTGCTCGGCCAGATGCTTTTCGATCAGTTCGCCGTTGCGATAGACATAGGTCGCCATGAAGACAGTATGCGGCGTTGCGCATCAGTCTCAGGAGCGCGCGGAACTACGGAACACCAACCGCTGTCATGTAGGTTGCGATAGCGTTGTAGAGCGCCAGATTTTCAGTGTCTGACAGGTTCGCGCCATAATACGAAGCGCTGTTCTGCCAGCCCGCGCCGTCGTTGGTTGGCGTGCCATTAGCATTCAAGCAGCCCTCGAAAATGTCGATGCTGTTGGGCGTCGAGGTCGCGCTTGCGCCCGTCGTCGCCGGAGCGCCGTTCTTGTACGAACGCGGATCGCCAGTATCGCGCGACACGCCGATGATGTCGCCTGCCGCTACGGAGAAGCTCGACAGCGGGGTCTGGCCGATCTTGGTAACGGCAAGCGTGCCCGCAGACGTGATTTCAATGCTCACACCGTGGCCTGAAAGGTCCGTGGCGCCCAAGACGTTGACGCCAGCCCCGGACGGCGAGATCGTCACCTTCATGCCGCAAGAGAAGTCATCCTCCGCGCTAAGGCCGACGCCGGGCCGATAGTTGGTGTCGATGTAGTTGGTCGTCGAAAGGCCCGTGAAGCCTCGATCCGTGACGAATAGCGTGCTGATCGTCCCGACCACGGTGTGAGCGTAGCTGGTCCCGATCCAGTTCAGCAGCGAGGCCTGATAGGTGTGGGCCGCATAGACATGCAGCTTGTCCAGCTTGTACCAGACGCCCGACGCCAGAAGCGTCCTGATCAGCAGGTCAATCTGGCGCTTGCGGGCCGAGTCCGGTTGAACCGTCATGCGGGCAAAGAGGGCGCGCGCCTGGTAGCAGTACCCCCTGCCCCTGACGAAGAACCGCCTCATGCGTATTCGGACCCGTAGATAGACCCATACCAGTCCGTTCCGTTGTCGGACAGGAACGACAGCCAGTGAATGCCGTTGGCGAGGATGGGGGCGATACCGCCCTCCCACTTCACCGAAGCGGGCCACGTCGGAACCGCCGCGCCGGAAATGGTCAGCTTCAGCAGGAAGCCCTGCCCTTTGGTCGAGGTCGCGCCCGTGAAGGTAAACGTGGTGTTCGAGCTGATCGCCTTGGTTTGAAACTCAGAAATCGAAACATCAATCGACGTGCTGGCGACGGCCTGAACATTCTGCTTTGCCGCCCCGGAAAACGTCATGCCGCTGGTGATGGTCGGAGCGTCCGAAGCCGCAGCGCCGATGTTGGTCCGCGCCGTCGCGGCGTTGGCGACCTCGCTGAAGTTGTTAGCGACCTGAAACACCCCAGACGCCGCCAGAACCGCCGCCGTGCCTAGCCCCAAGTTCGCCCGCGCGCTCGATGCGCTGGCGACGTCGGACAGGTTGTTCGCCACGGACAGGAATGTGCTCGTCAGGGAGCCCGCAAAGACGGTCTTTAAGCTACCGTAGTCGATCTTCTTGAGCAGGCTGTCTGCCGTGACATAGACGGCCAGAAGGTCAGCGTCCGCAATGGTCGCCGTGGCGCTTAGCTGGTCGTAGGTAAGATCGCTCACGGTGAGCCTACAGGAACTTCAGCGTTCGGACAGCAGGCGTTGGGAACAGGAAGATGTTCTCAGTGAGCGCGATGATCGGGTTATGCGCGTCAGTTGCAGCAACGCCGCCCAGACTGACCCGACCATCAACGTCGGCCGTAATCACCACGGCGCGCGCAGTTGCAGCAGTTTCATAAGTTGCCCCAGCCTCTAAAGCCGAACTTTCACGGGCGGCGGGCCAGAGCAGCTCATTTTGGGCGTTGGGGAAGGTGTCAAACTCATGGACGATGTACGTCATAGCAGGGCTCCAGCGATCTTAGGCTGTAGAATAGACGGCTCTCAATGAGCCTCAGGGCCGCGCTACGGGACGTCCGCGTCGAACGTTCCCATCGATGCGAAATCCCACGCGCCGTTCGCGACGGCCAAGGCCTGCATGGCCCCGTTCAGTTCGGTGAACGACCGCGAGAGCTTGGCGTTGATCCACGCCAGCAAGCGGCCATTGAACTCGCCATCCGGGATCGAAGAGGCGTCAAACAGCGCGTGCCAGTCGCCCTCATAGCTGCTGTCCGTCCCGGTAACGGCGCGAACGCTCGCCTGACGCAAACCCTGCTGCGACATCACGCGGTTCCTTGCGGCTGGGGATCAGTCTGCAGCGCGAAGGCCTTGAGGCGTTGCGCGCTCTCTTCGATGCTGTTGTCCTGCGCTCGAACCTGCGCATCGATCAAAGCCCGCTCGGTCTCACCATCCTGCTTGATCTGTTCCGTCTGCTGCTCTGTCTGGGCAACCACGATAGGCGTGGTGTCAGGCGCAGGAGCGGCGGCTTCAGGCTGGGCCTGCGGCGGTTTTTCCGTCATCTGGTCAAGCGTCGTGTCGATGATATCCTCAAGCTCCCGGCCCGTCCTGAACCGACGCGCGGCGAACTTGATCATCGCGGCGAACATCGGACCCGATTGCGGAACAGCTTCCACCATCGGCCCGACCTGGGCGAAGAACCCGGTCATAGCCGTAATGAACTCGACGGCCTGCTGCTTGTCCTCGGCTTCGTCGGGCTCAATCGTCGAGTCGGTCTCGATGTCGATCCGGTATTGCCGCGTGGCGTTGTCGCGTAGAACCTTCTCGACGTCCTCCCATGAGGGCTCGTCGAGTTTATCCAGCACCTCAGGAGGCGGTTGGAAGGGCGGCGGGGGCGGCTGACCCATCTGGGCGGCTTGTTGGGCCTGCCCTTGGGCCAGAATGGCCTGCTGCTGCATCTCCATCATGATCTGCTGCTTCTCAGCATCGGTCGGCAACTTGACGCCGCTCATCTGGCGCAGAGTGTCGATGCTGAACTTCTCGGAGATCACCTCGCCTTTGATGCGCAGGATGTCGCGGGCGAACCGCGCCAGTTCCCGCTGACGATCCCTGATCCGCACCGCTCCCCAGTGGGCCTTGATCCGTTGGGCGCCATAGGTCTCCGAAGCGTCCGAAGCCCCACGCAAGATGTCGGCAACGCCCGTGATCTGATAGACGTCCTCAATCAGTTGCTTTCGAAGGTTGATACAGGCCGTGAGCGCCGCAGCCACCGTATCAATCGGCATCCACTCAATCTTGGCCTGAAGCCCCCCGCCCTCCTTCAGCGACTGCCAATCCGCAACCGGGATCAGCATGTTGTCGTCAGCCTTGAAAAGCTGGTTCAGGTCGGTCTTCTTGTCGCCCGCGTAGAAGCCCTTGACGCGTAGGGCCTGCTCCAGAACGCCAATACGGCCCGTCAGGTCGTCGATTTCTTCGGCCTGGTCCTGGTAGAACACATAGTCAGGAACTGGGATCAGGCTGTCATTCGCCGTGGTCCCTAGCAGCGGCTTGGGGCACGGGAAGAAGTCATCAAGGCCTAGCGGATCCTCGCGCTCGTCAAGCGGCGCATACGCCCAAGCCTTGGAGATCCAGAACACCCGACGCGAGGTCTTGTCCCAAATCTCATAGACCTTGGCCTTCTTGGTCATCTCCTCGGCATCGGTTACCCGCGCGCCGTTGGACTTCGGACCCCAATCCAGCGGGATTTTCTTGCCAAGCTCCTCGCCGAAGCGCTCGATCAGCTCCTCACGGCTCAGATAGGCCGCGCGCCAGACGTAGCTGACCTCGTTCCACGTTCTGGCCGGCGAGCAACCGAAGTCCTCGAAGTTCACATAGTCGGTGACGGATTGCTCAAAGATGACGGGGCGGTAGGGCTCGCCGGGAGCCGTGTAGCCGTTCGCTTCGTCGCCCTCGATCTCTTCGGCATCGTAGGGCTGGTTGTCTTCCTTGCCGCGATACTCGACACCGGCGTCTGTGGTGAGCTGCAGCACTTCGACGCGGGGAACAACCTCCTCGCCAAACGTCGGAACGTATCGCTCCCAAGCCTGACCACGGGCGATCAGCGTAAAATCGAACGTCGCGTCACGAAGAACGTCGTCCAGGGCCTGTCGGTCAATGCTGAACGACAGGCAGCGCTCCAGCACCTCGGAAACCGAACGGCCGATGGGGTCGGCGTCCTTAAACCGGCGACTGACGACGGGTTTAGGCGGACGGGCGTACAGGGCGGGGCGGATGGTCTCTGTATTCGACCACAGCAGCGAGAAGCCGCGCTTTCCGGTCTCAGCGTCAACGCCCTCTTTCTTGTAGCGCTTGATGATCTTCTTGGCGCGGGTCAGCCATTTAGCCTGCGCCTTCTCAGACACGCCAAGCTCACCGATCCACCGTTGGGCGGTCGATTGATCCTTTTTGGCCTTAGCCGCAGCTTCGGCCTGTTCGGTGGTGGTCTGGGCGTCCGCCATGACTTCCCCTGTTGAGTGAGAGGAAGTTTAGGGCCGTGCTAGAGGGCTCTCAGGTAGGCGCGCTCTTAAGTCCTCCGCCCCATAGTCCAATTGGACTGAACCCGGACCTCTGGGTTAGGCGCGGACCAGATTTCGCCCGTGTCATTGAGCGCCACGACCCAGATCAGGTGATGCTCCTGACCATAGTCGATGACCGCGATGGCAAAACCCTTTCCCTTGCCATCCACCGTTACCGGAAGCGTCGGATCAAGCTGCGTCAACATCGGCCTTGACGCCGTAAGCCCAGCGATCGGAGTCAACCAGCGCCTTCTCGCGCTCCGTCGTCCATGTGTCGGTGATGACCTTGTAGGTCGGACGATCGTTAAAGGGCTTAATCCAGCTTGGCTCATGCCAGCGGAGCCGGTTTCCAGGCATCGCCGCGATGTGGCCGGTGTCCAGCTTGATGAAATGATGCTGCTTGTGCTGGTCGGGCATCTCGGAATAGTTCGACTTGCACCAGTCCCACGTGAACAGGTACTCGCCAGACCGCATCACACCATCGCCGCAGAACACGTCCGCGCGGAGGCTGGTCAGGTAGTCGTACTGGTGGACCGTCACATCATAGGACAGGCAGTCCCAAAGGCAGAGCGTCGAGAGCGGAAGCGCGTCTCCCTCTGAGAACGTGAAGGCGTGAAGCGGAAGCCTAGCCCACAACGCGCCATTGCGGAGCATTGCCGTGAACATCGGCGCGCGGCCCTCAAGCGACACAGCGCCTATGATGCAGGCCTCGGTGTAGCTCCCTACCCTGTCCGGGTCTTGGTCGTACAGGAACTCGTCACGGACTAGGCAGTACGTGAAAGGGGCGTCCTCGATCAGGTGGGTGATGTGCCTGCCTCCGGGTGGGTAAACTCGGATTATGGCCGGGGTTTATGGGGCCTCAGACGGGCGCGGACGGAACCGGCGTGCCATCTCTGAAGACGCGCACCGGAGCATTCACCTTCAGGCCAAGGTCAATGATCTTGTCGCTCTCAACGCGGAACGAGTGAACCCTGTCAGCCCATGCAAACTGGAAAACGCCGTCCGGCAGGTTCTTAACGGCGAGAAGCTTGATGTTTCCAAACTCGGTCATTCGCTCGGCCCCCCATCATCGTTGTCAATGAAACTCCAGACCTCGCCAAGCGCATCCATCTTCATGAACTGCAACTTCCGGCCGTCGATAATCTTCACGTTTCCCGGTTTAGGCTTGGGAGCATCGCTAAACGCTACCCTCAAGGCCGCTCGAATGTCGCGCTCGACCAACTCACCAGCTTCTTCCCACGTCATTCGCTCGGCTCCCTCAGCCGCTATCCGCGTCTCAATCTCAATGGCTGTTCGGATGTCGGCACGCAGATCAGCGTTCGGTTCGAACTTGCGGCGCAGGCGTTCAAACTCGGCGCGCTCCCGTTCCAGGCGCGAGCGTTCGGCCAATTCCTTCGCGGATACTGCCTCCCGTTCTACGCGGTCATAGCCCTCTTTGATGGCAGCTGGGTTCCACAGGGCGCGGGCGTCGAAATTGAACTCAGCGGGGAATGCGTCCCCATACCCGCCGTCGATGTAGTGAATGGTCGCGATGTCGCCGCTGATGACGACAGATGCGGCGTTCGGGTCATCGGGGAGAAAGCTAGAATAATTCCCGATGGCAATGGCTTTGTAATGCTCTTGCACAAGCGCCATGGCGTCGTGCAGGAGCGCCGCGTGTTCGGCGGCAATGCGGCGGGCGTCTTCCTCAGTCATCACACCGGCCCTCCGCTCATGTGGTAGCTCACCCCGCCATGACCTCCTGAGACGTCAATCGAGTACCCCGCCGCACGAAGCTCCTTCAGCGCCTTGTTCATCGCGGCAACACTGGCGTTGAGGGCGTCGATCGACTGGCCGGGGGTCGGGTTTTCGTCCCTGAAAATGTCCTCGCATAGCGGGCAGTGGCCGGGGCGCGGGATGTAAGGGCCGTGATGGCAAACGCGCCGGGCGGGCGTGAACTTCTTCGGCTCCGTCGAAGCTGCAGGGACGGCGGCGTCAAAAGCCGCCTGCGCCTGGCGATGGCGTTTCTGCCGATCAAGTTGGCTGGAGACCCAGCCTTCTGCGCTTTGAGGCTCAGCCATCCCTACCCCTCCGCCTCAGCAACAATGCGAGGGGACACAGCTAGGCGCATCGCCTCCAGAGCCTCAGCCTCGTTGGTGAACTGAAGCCAGAGTGAGCGGACCCATCCGAACAGACCGCGCCTCTCAACCCAAAATACTTTCGGATGCGTCTGGATTACGCGCCATTTCGGTTTCGACATCCCTCACCCCTCCGCTGGCGGCAGGCCCATGCTGATCGCAGCACAGGCTAGAGCCGTCCGTTTGTCATGAATAGAATTCTTAATAGTCTCCAGCATAACTTCCTCCAGATGGCAGCGGCCATGGGAGACCGTTCGTCTTGGCGTATTTTTTCGCAAACTCTTTAGCAGACTTAAGGTCAATATCGGACCTAATAGCGCTCCAGCCGCGCCAATTCCTTCTATTGAGCCGGTGAGTGTATGCGACCGGGCCTACAGCTTCCGAAATCTCTTCTCGTTCACGCAGGCGCTTGGCTACCCTCACGGCCCTGTGCTCACTAAGGCGACCAAGCTGTCCCGGCCTGTTATGGAGCCGCATATGATCAAAGTGCTCGATCAGTACGAGATTGTCTGGCTCATTGTTTGAATGATCGCCATCCACGTGGTGGAGATCAAACCCATCCGCCAAGCGAGCTATTAGCCACTCAGAACTGCGTTCAGGATGGTTCGCAAGCCAAACATGATGATATTCAGCAAGGGCCATTGATTACCGCCTCTTTAGCGTAATCAAGGCCGTGGTCGGCAGCTACCCGACAGAACATTCGCGCAATTGCAGGCATTTTGTTGGCGTTGACCCAGCTAGTCACCGTGTTGGGCGCGACACCCAAGATGGCGGCGAACTCCCTCTGAGAGAGACCGAGACCAGCCAGCGCAATGCGAAAGTCACGTGCATCCATAGCTGAAACATACACGAAACATGGGTGATCTGCAATAAATTTTGACGGAATATCGCAAATCTTTCACCTTGCGGCTAAACCCTATCCCTTTTCGTCGGCTGCATCGCCAGGAGCTGGTCGAACGTCATCTCGTTGATCCCCCTAGGCGGGCCGGTCGGGGCCTTGGGCTCGTCTCGCACGATAGCCGGGTGCGCCATGGCGATGGCGCGGCCCATGATGGCGGCGTTATCGACCTCTTCGTCGTGTGCGCCGGCCGGAAACTTCACCAACTCGTCAATCACCGCGTCGCCTTCAGGGCCTAGCGGTATCCAGACCCGGCCCATTGCGGCCATACCCTGGATCGACTGCGCCTTAGCCGCCTTGTCGTGGCCGTGGGGGCTCATCGGGGCGATCCGCGTAAAGGCCCCCTCCTCCCCCATGCGCTTGACGATGAACGGCTCGGCCGTCTTCCAGTTGTTATCGTCCTCCGGGAACCACGCGAAGGGCTGGTGGCGCTTGATCAGGTCGATGATCTTGTCCGCCGTAACGTCCATCTTGGCCCGGTGATTGAACCCGTCCAGCATGTAGATGTTGGACACGGTATCGAGGCCCCAGACCCTTGCCACGTTGGGGTCGCTGTCTGGTCCGTCAGTCGGGGCGTGGTCGCTGGTGACGTACTTGCGCAGGTTCACCGGCTCTTCGCCAAGGCGGAAGCGGCGGAACCACTCGCGTTGGAAGAAGGTCCCCTCGATGCCTCGGATCTTCCAGTTACCGCCTAGCAAGCGCTCGCGCTCAACAGTCGGGAGAGACATCAGGTTGGCCATATAGGCCGGGTCAGCAGCCATCAGGGCCGCGTTGTCGGTCAGGCTAGCCGGGATAAACGTGGCCGACTTGGGCGGGATGCCGGGGTGCTTGGCCTCTAGTTCCGCAGGCGTGGCGCCCCAGATCAGCGTGTCATTGATCCGCACGAACCAGCGGATTACCCCGGCCCGTTCAGGGATCGGCAGGCCGGTGTCCTGATTGATCCACCACTCGATGAACACCGCCACCCAGCTATCGGCGTCGGGGTTGCAGGTGGCGCGGATATAGGGCCGCACGCCGCACATGCTGCGGTTCCGGCTGATCATGTACCAGAACTGCCTTTGGCTGAAGTGGGTCAACTCATCGAAGCAGATCAGCGGGATTTGCGAGCCCTGCCAGTTCTGGACGGTCTTATCATGCTCCAGGTGGGCAAAGCTGACTGTAGCGCCAGACGGAAATTCCCACGAAAGCACGTGCTCCTTTGCCGAAGCCCCGATCAGCGGATAAAGCTTGGCGCTCTCATCCCACAAGCCGCCCTCATTGCGGACTTGAACCGTCGTGCGGCGGAAGAACACCGCACCGAATTGCTCATTGCCGACATGCCTTAAGGGCTCCATCAGGAGCGCCCAGGTCTTTCCGCCACCAGCCGCGCCGCCGTAGATCGCAATATCGGCCGCGCTGGCTAGAAACTGCTCCTGCGGGCCAGGTTGTGGGCGCAGGACGACCTGACTTGGGCTATCTGCCATTATCCGGCAACTGGAACACGGTCACCTGAGTTGCGGGGAGCGACTGGCCGTCCGCACCGCTATGCTCCATCGCAACCTTGTCGCCGTACTTCTTGGGCGCCAGTTTCCCGGCCATCCATTTGCGAGCATCCACCCGGAGCCGGGCGCGCTGGACAAACTCGGTATTGCAGACCTCGCGCTCATCCTCACCGACGATCTTGACGTCCTGCCGGCTATCGTCAGCGATCTCAAGGATGTCCTCAAACAGGGCGTCGGCCTGTGCTTCCCTCGCGCGCGCGTATTGGCTCGCGAATTGCGGGTTGTCTATAAGCCACTTGAACACCGTCGTCCGGCTCGGAAGGCCCTCATCCTTGCAGATGGCCCGGAGGCTCTCCCCCTCTGCCAATCTCTCGCAGATGATCATCCCTATGGTTTCGTCGTACAGCATCGGAGGCCTCAAGGCGCAACCTCCCGGCTCGCCGTTTCCCTGCGAATAGCCCACAAGGCGTCCAGATCGGTCCTCATGGCCTCTAGCGCGGTCTTGGCGTCATCAGCCTTGCCAGAGCCCAGAAGGGCGTTCACGCGGGTGAATGCGGCCTCGGTCTTGGCGTGGTGGGCTTCCAGATACTCGGGGTGGGTCACGGTCTCAGTCCTCCACGGACATAATCTCACATGCGCGCTTGGTCTCAGGCCGTTGCGGGTATGCGCATGACGCCAGCCGATGAAAGGGCTTCGGTGATTTGGCCGAAAGGAAGCAGGAGGGTGTTAGAGCAGAGCTGGCAAACCTTGGCCTTTGTGGGCATCCTGACGATCTTTGGTTCTGGCGCAGCGTGCGCGACCACGAAATCATCTGTCAGAGTGCGGGCAAGGTCCTTGATCGCCCCGGCCGCATCGTCAAAACCCACGTCTGTCAGCCAGTAGTTCGAATTGTCCTGCTCAATGGCTTCGGGCGACATGGCGGCGCGAAGAACCCTGACCCGCTCGTAAAGGGCTCCAGCGTTTAGGGAGCGGTGGGATGACAGGAGGTAGCAGAGATCCTTGACGGGAACAGGGTTGCTAAGGCCCTCTTCGTCCCGTCCCGCCTGGTACAGTTCGACCAGCAGCGTTGCCGACGACTCGTAGATGCCGAAGTAATCCCGGAAGGCCGTGCGCAGCAGATCACGGCTGATGCCCTTGACCCAGTGGTTGGTCATCTCGGTTCCCTGTTTCCTTGGTGGAACGAAACGGTGATGAGAACGCGGCTCATTCCTCGGCTTAACCAGCAACTCGTCATAAAGGCCTCTCCATAAGGAGGGTGATTTGCGTTGACATACTGAATCACAGATTCATATTAAGCAATATGTTCCGTGGTTTCACCTACGCGCTTCGCCAGACTGGCGATCAAGCTGCTCAGTTCGAGCAGTTCGCGGGGGTGTGCCGCCTGGTCTGGAACCTGTGCCTTGAGCAGCGCATGAACCACTGGCGCCAGTATCAACGGGCGACAGGCGACAACCTGAACTTCGTGACTCAATCTCGCGAACTGACAGCGCTTCGAACTGAATTCGATTTTGTCAGAGCCGTTAGTCAGACGGCGCAACAGAGGTCCATTAAGGATCTCGACACTGCATTTCAGCGGTTTTTCAGAGGCCTTGGCGCGTTCCCGAGGTTCAAGCGAAAAGGCTACGGAGACGCTTTTAGTTTTCACGGGCGTGAGGTCCTCGCTGAGAGCATCAACGCCCGATGGGGCCGCGTCCGCCTGCCAAAAATTGGCTGGGTAAAGTTCCGCATGAGCCGCCCGATTGAGGGCAGCATCCGTGAGGTAACGGTCACCAAGACCGCCCTTGGATGGCAGGTCAGCTTCGGTTGCCTGATCGACCGTGACGCTCAAGACAATGGCGCCGCTGTCGGCATTGATCGCGGCGTAGCTGTTCCACTGATGCTGTCGGACGGGACTAGCTACAGCCTGCCGGCCAATATCGCTGCGCTCGATCTGAAGGTTCGCAAAGCCCAGAGGATCGCCAACCGTCGCAAGCGCTGCTCCGTCCGTCATGCCAAGGCAGCTCGGCGAGTTGCGGCGCTCAGGGCCAAGCAAGCTCGCGCCAGAAAGCACTGGTCTCACGAGGCGACGACCGACATTTGCCGGCGCTTTGGAACGGTAGTTGTTGAGCGCCTGAGAACGGCCAACATGACGCGATCTGCGGCCGGAACGGTTGCCGAGCCTGGAAAGATGGTCGCCCAGAAACGTGGATTGAATCGCGCCATCCTCAACGTCGGCTGGCACCAGATTGAGGCTATGCTGTTCTACAAGGCGGCTCGACTGATCAAGGTCGATCCTGCCTACACGTCCCAAACCTGCGCGTCCTGCGGGACCGTGGACAAACGAAGCCGCGAAAACCAAGCGGCCTTCGTCTGCACCGCGTGCGGGCATAGGGACAACGCCGACCACAACGCGGCGGTGAATATCTTGAACCGGGGGAACACTCTGGGCGTGGAGGGAGGGCAATCACGTCTTCCTGTTGAAGCGCAAACTACACTGGCGACCTAGTTGCTGGGAAATCCTTCGGTTTTCGGACGCGGAGGAGGATGTTAACTTGTGGTCTCCTCGTGTTTGGCCATCCATTGAGTGGGATAAAACCCTGTTCCGGTGCGCTTTCCATCGAACGTTAAAGCTTCCCACTCAGGCCCATCCGAAATGACGAGGCTGTAATATCCACGCTCAAGGTTGCGGGCCAAAATTGGCTTGTGCTTCGGAGCCGTTGCTATCGGTTTCCACTCGCTCACACATCACCTCTGGTCTTGTCGGCTTTCCGCCCACCCCTAACCGCAGCCTTACGCGGCAGGGACTTGGCGAAGATGGCGGATAGCTTGGTGTCAAAGGCTCGCTGCTCTGCGATAGCGCGGCCGGCTTGAAGGCGGTTGTTCACGCCGCCCTCCCCCACTGACCTTGACGACGGGCGCGGGCCAGGCCGTCAACGATGGTCGTCCTGTCAACACCCCAAGCCAGCGCCAGGGCTTCAGCAGAACAGCCAACCTCTTCAACAATCCGAGCCCATGCCAGAGCGCGAGCATCCTTGGCCTCTGCAGTGCAGGAGTTGAGAAGGTTGTTAAAGGTGATGCCTCTGGCGACCGCAACCTCCTTGCCTATCCGCTCGCAAATGGCGCGGGAAGGCTTTGGCTTGACGTGGATTATAACGCCGTGGGCGCTGAGTTGCTTGATCATGCCGCGCGCTCCAGAACCGAAATGGACAGTTTCGCCAAGACTTTCCGCGCCTCGCTCTGGAATTTCTGCCGCGCTATGCTGTTCGCTGGAATGATAGCACGCTCAGGAACGTCCTGCCATGAAGATCTATCGAGATATGAGCGAACCCACTCCTCGCCCATTGCTTGCACGAATGCTTCTCGAACGTCTTCTGGTCCCATAAAATCATTCTTTTGATCGTAAAGGGTAGAAGGGCTGTAAGCCCCTTCTACCTTTACTCTGGCTTCTGGCTTCTGAGTGGTAGGCCCCCTTGTAGGGGGGCTTGAAGGTCGAGGTTTTTCCTTAGTCTTTTCAAGAGCTTCCAGTTTTGCCTTCCTGCCCTCTTTCGACCTCTTATGGTCGTCGGTCATACGCTTCGAGTAAACGACGCCAGCGCGCGTGCGGCGGCAAACACCAGCGGCGTGAAGCTCGACAAGCATGGCTTGGACCTCCTCGACGTTAGAGCCGACGACACGGGCGAGGACGGCGTCACTAATAGGCTGACCGCCGACGAGAAGATGGCCGTAAGGAGTGGCCTCGTGCATGAGGCACATCATCTCGATCCACAGCCCGCGAGCTGAGAGCGAGACGAGGCGAAGCGCCTGGTCGCCTCGCCAGTCACGGGGATAGAACTTAATCCAAGGCTGGTCGCTCACTCTGCGCCCACCCACTGAAGGTCGTCACGAAGAACCCGATAGCCGGTCTCTGAGATCGCCCACTGGATCGGCACGGAGTGGGCCTTGCGTCGGATCAGGTCAGCGCCTAAGAGGCGGCTTAAAGCCCCGTTGGCGTTGTCGATGCTGATCTCCAGAACTCTGGCGATCTGAACGCTTGTAGGGTAGCCGTCGCCAACCAGCAGCAGGACGGCGCGCATGAGCCCACCAGGGGCGCGGCGGTCGGTCTTGCGGGTCTTGCTGGCTTGCGGCTCGGGTGCGGCTTGGCGCTTCACAGAGACGGCATATGTGATGCTCGCCATGAACGGTCGCAGGGTGTCGAGCGGACAGCCGGCCATGTTGGCAATGTGTGGCCACGGAACGCCCTTGGAGCGCTTGTCGAGGGCAAAGGCAGTTACGTCGGAGCTCATGCGACGAACTCCGGCTCATACGGGCGCGACTCTTCCTCGCGGACCACATGCAGGTTCTGCCAGAGCGCCAGGTCGAGATCGGATTTCATGACACCCAGGATCGTGGCGATACGCTGGAGGTCTTGGCCTTCTGAAAGGCGCTTGCGGGCGGCGAAAAGATCTTCAAGCGTGACGGGGCGGCCAATCGGCGGCCGATGTACGGCGCAGTAGTTTTTGCGATTGACGTTGACGATCGACAGCCGGTCGCAAGCGCAGCAGCGGTGATGGTTCATGCCGCCACCTGTTGGGCTTGAGCAAGGATAGCGTCACAGCGAGCGCGGGCGGCGGATGACAGACTGTAGCCAATGCCCCAAGCGTTCTCGATGAAGCCCCGGCCCAGCTTCTTGCGGACGCGGAACACCAAAACATTCACGATCTTCTCGCTTGACCTGGGCGTCGAGTAATACTCGGCCATAGCGTCGAGGATGTGCCACCCCGAGATGGCGCGCCCCTTGAACCCGTAGAGCATGGAGATCAGCCGGGCCTCTTGCAGGGTGACACCCAGTTCGACCTTGAGCCGGTCGGCGTCGTCCATGTCGAAGGACAGGCCAAGCATGGCGCTAAGACGGCGGTTCTCAGCTTCCAGGGCGATGCAGTGGGCGCAGCTCATGACTTCACCCGCCGAGACTTCTTGAACGCCGCGTATGCAGCAGCAACCTGCTTACGGTGCTGGGTGAACTGGACGTCTTCAGCGGCGCGCTTTGCAGCGGCTTGCGAGCCATGGAGCACTGGCATCCGGGCGGCGGCGGTCATCGTGCAGCACCTGGCCAGCCAGCGTCGCGCTCAGCCTTCAGCCGATCATGCAGCGCGTCGTACTTGGACCGGATCTCCCGCCCATGGTCGGACAGGATCGCAGCAGCTTCCTTGACCAGCCAGCGGCGGACGAAGGCGCGGAGTTTGGTGCGGAGCATTGTCATTCTCCCTCAGTGAAACCAGCCGCTAAGGGCTAGGGCGAGCGTCAGCCAGAAGGCGGCGAGGATCAGGCAGAGCCAGCCGTAGGCGGATAGGCGGGTCATCGCTTACCCCTCCCGAGTAGAGCGAGGCGTGTCAGACCGGCCGTCATCATGCGGAGCCCACGATCGGCTTTGCGCTCCCCGGCTCTGGACATTCGCCGCCCCATCCAGATCAGCGAGACCGGAAAGGAATTTATTGACACAGACATCACGTGCGCGCCTCATTCGCTTTCGCAAGGTCGCGAAATAGCCTTGACCAGCATCTTTTACGGATCAAGTGCCGTGATCTGGAGATAAGCTTTTCAGTCTCGCCCATCTGGGCCAGTTCAGCTTTTTCCGAGTCTTTGAGATATGATTTCCAATCCATGCCGACACAGTGGCGCATAACAAACGCCGTTGCAACGTATATTTTATGTTGACGTTGCCGTTTTGCTGGCGCTTAATGTCTCCAACAACGGAGATGCCGACATGACCACCATGCAATCCCTCGAAGCCGCCCTTGCCGCCCTGGACGCGCCGCGTGTTCGCCAGCCGGTCGCCAAGTCCACGCCTGAGCAAATGGCCGCAGCCCGCGCCGCTGCTTACGCCATGGTTCGCCATGACGGCCTGATGGCCGGTGAGCGCCTCGTTAACGGCGAGGTCTACGTCTTCAACGCTGACGCTCGGGATGCGGATATCGAAGCATCGCTGGCGAGCCGCGCTCTTAACGTCAGCGTGGCGGCATGAGCGGCCAACACACCCCCGGACCTTGGTTCTGGGCGCTCGATAAGATCAATCAGCGCACGAACTTGATGCGCTCTGGCTCTGGCGATTACGTCGCCTCACCGCAAGCCGACATGGGCGACTACGGCCTTTCGGTGGATTGCTGGACGGACATCTCGCACGCCGATGCGGCCCTGATCGAAGCCGCCCCCAACATGCTGGAAGCGCTGAAGGCCGTTCGCGAATTTGTTGAAAGCGAAGTCGAGAACCGGGGCGCGGCTGGGTCGGATCATTCCGACTACCAGAACGAGGCGCAAGAGGCCCTCGACATCATTGATGCCGCCATCGCCAAGGCAACTTGGGAGGCCCTGTAATGCCCCGCCCCGCCTTCCACTCCCCGAGCCTTGAAGCCTCTCTGGCTGCGTTCACCGCGCCGCGCGCTCCGCAGCCCGCCCTGAAGCCTGCCGCTGATATCACCCAGGCTCGCGGCTACAGCCCGGCTCTGGGCGCGATCTACAGCCCGGCCGATACGGTGAACTTCCTCGCTGACAGCCTTGAAGCTCGGGGCGTGGTTCTGGTCCGCGAGAACGGCATGTTCCGGACGCTCAACGCCGCCGAACGCGCGGCTGATGCGATGAAGATGGCGGCGGAATAGCCATGACCGAGAGCATCAATCTCAACGTCATCGACAGCGCCGTCCGAGCGGCCGCGCGTATGGCGGATCGCGTTTCCTACGAGGCGCGCCCCAACAGCGACGCCTACCAGCAAGCCAAGCACGACACGCACACGGCGCGCGAAGCTGAGAAGGAACTGGCGAAGCTCTCGCGGGTCTGGCCGCGCATTCAGGCGCTGCTCGCCTCGGCCGACCGCGAATACGACCGCTTCGTTACGCGCGGCCGCGACTACGAGGATGACGAGCGGACGGGCTGCTCCTGCCATCTGAGCGCGCCGTGCAGCTTCTGCACCCGCGACGCCGACACCGACGACGAGTCCGAAGCTCTCGCCACGGGGGCCGGTCAATGACCCCCTCCCTCGCCCAACACCGCGCGCCCGTCGCCCTGTCCTTCTGCGGCCGCTTCGTTGTGACCAACGACCTTCACCCCGTCATTTTCACGATCTCCGAGGCCCGCGAATGGCAGGCTCGCGCCGAGCGTCGGGCTGCAGACTACGAGCGCGACGCCGACCTCTCCGAGCGCGATGGCAAGTCCGTCGAGGCCGAGATCTCGCGCGGCATGGCCTCAATCAACCTCACCGTCGCCGCTGACCTCGCTGAGGTTCTGGCCGGCGCTCAACAGCAAAGGGCGGCGTGATGTCCATCGACTGGAATGGAAAGCTGGCCGTCGTGAACGGCTCGCCGCTTTCGACACCCTACCCGCGCGACCGCGTGTTCTGGATCGTGACCGAGGAAGGCGAGGCCCGCGAGGTCGCCTATAGCGAGGAGCACAAGCTCTACACCGGCCGCGAGACCTATTGCCGCGTCGATGGCGAGCCTGGGTCGTGGGAGCCCGACGAAATCGCAGGCTGGACCGACAGCCGCGAGGATGCCGAAGAGGCCGCCGCCCTGCTCTGCCAGTTCATGGGATGGGCCGCCTGATGCCGATCTTCATGCCCCTCTTCTTCCAGGCACACAGCGGCGTCGTTCACTTCCTCGGGCGCCCGATGTCGGAGCTAGGCGCCATGAGGGCGCACGTCGGCCTCCGGGTCGCCGCGCTCGATGCCCCCAGCGGAAGCGCCGCTGAAATCCTGTTTTCCGCCGTCAAGGAACAGGCCGCCGA